CGCCGTGCCAGGCCTCGCCGCGCCAGACCTCGTGCGTACCCGGGTGGGGAGTCGAACCCCACCTTCGACCATCCGGGCTACCTGTTCTCCATGTAAAGCCACGCCGAACCATGCCCAGCCCTGCCACGCCGAGCCAGGCCAGGCCAGGCCACGTGCCGTACCCGGGTGGGGAGTCGAACCCCACCTTCGACCATCCGGGCTACCTGTTCTCCATGCCGTGCCCAACGGTGCCACGCCCAACCTAGCCTTGCCGCATCGGGCCGGGACCAGCCATGCCAGACCTTGCGTGCCCTCCCAGGACTCGAACCTGGGTGTGTGCCTCTAGGGCTACCGTGCTACTTCCCCTCCCCCTTCGCCTTGACCTTGGCCTCCAGCCTCGCCATACGCTGCCGGACCTTCTCGAGCTCATCGGTGGTGCGCTCGGCGGACTCCTTGTGCTCCGCCATGAACGCCTCGACCTGCTGCCGGTTGGCGTACCGCAGGTCGGCCCGGCGCTGGAAGTCGAGCTGTGCCGCGAGGGCCGTGGTCGCCAGCGTGATCGCCACCCGCTCCCCCTCGGTGAGCGCGGACAGGTCCACGTGCGCCACCTTGGACTTGGCCCGGACCAACGCCCGCCGCGACTTGCGCTGCTGCATCACGGCGAGGCGGTGGTGCTCGTTCGGCGCGACCACCCGGTACCCCTTGCGAGGCTCGGCCTCCAGCGCCTTGGACTGGTGGACCTCCAGGGACCGCTTAGCCCCGTTCACCGCGCGCTGTACGCCCTTGACGTCGTCCAGGTCCAGCCCGAGACACTCAGCGATGTCCTCGTACGCCACCACCTCGCCGGGGGTCACGTCCTCGAACAGCTCGAGCAGCATCGTCCGCTGCGACTTCTCTTTGGCAGGGGTGAACATCACTCGACCACCAGCTCGTGCGTGAAGGTGCCGAAGCGGGGACGCCAGTCGCCGAGCCCGATCATGCTGCCGGCCTTGCCGATGAACTGGTCGAGGCTCTCGGGGTCGAGGATGTTGGGGTCGATGATCCCGTCGAACTCCACCGCCCACTGCCGGAAGATCGGGCGGGTGCGGATGATGCGCGCCTGACCCACCTTGACCGAGGCGAAGTGGACGTGGCCGGAGGTGTCGCCGTCGTTCCACAGCCCGCCGATGTCACGGGGGCCGTCGTACACGAGCGGTGCCTGTGCGGTGGTGATGCGCACGCCGCGCTTGACGTCCTGGCCGTTGCGGGTGAGGCCCGCGGCCTTGGCGAGGCACGCCTCCAGATTCTCGGCCGGGATGTACGGGCCGAGGTCGGCGTCGTGGTACAGCCCTCCCATGAACTCGAGCCGACGCATCTCCCACTCGTCGTCATCGGTCTTTTTGGTCCGCTTGGCGTTGATCGCAGACATGGCCTTGGTGATCGGGTTGAACTTGTCCGAGAGCTGCGCGTTGTGCATGAGGATCGGAGCCTCACCCGTGAGGGTGATGGTGAAGTTCTTCATGGTGCGGGTCCTTCCCAGTCCGGCGAGGGCGTCTCCCTTGCTCGTTGTCACTACAGTAGCACACTTAGCTACTAGCGCAACATCTGAGCGCAACTATTTTTCGACTACCGGATCCGCGCGACCCGTCCACGCCCCCGAGCAGCCTTTTTGCGCTCCTCCTTGCTCGGCTTGGTCAGCAAGTCCGTCCGGGCCTTCCAGGACAGGCACGCCGCCATCGCCGCGTCGAACTTCCGGTCGGGGTGCATCTTCCCGAGGATGTGCAGCTTCTCGCCGGTGTCGACGTCGGTGAGGTTGGTCTTGTGCTTGCCGGCGTTGCCGATGTGCCTGGTCAGGTCAGGCTCGCCGCCGTGGCTCACCTTCCCGGTCGCGATCGCGTCGGCGTACTCGGACACGGCCTTGACCATGTACCGGGTGCGGTTGGTCCACCACTCCTCGACCTTGTCCGGCCACCGCGCCGCCCACTCGCCGACGGTGCTGTTCCAGTAGGGCGGGTCACAGTAGACGCGCTGGACCCTGTAGGTGCGCATGATCTCGAGCAGTTTGGCGGTGACCTCCTCCTCGGGCACCTCCCAGTCCTCGGACTCGGCGAGCATGAGCGGGCGCTCCCACAGCCCGGCGATCTCCTGGAACCCCGTCTTGATGTCGGTGAGGACAAACGCCGTGGCGTCCCGGCGACGGGCACCGTCGAACCCCACGGTGACACGGGCACCGCGGCGGATCTTCTCGGGCTCGTCATCGTCGGTGCGCAGCTCGGCCGTCTCCCACGCCGCCAGGTTGAACGCCTGCGCGTCCGACTGGGTCCAGCGGTTGAGCCACAGCCGCTCGAGCAGGGACTTGTCGACCTGCGGGTTCTCCCACTGCGCGGCGATACCCTCCAGGTCGGACCACTCGGCTACGTCCGGCCCCGATGCCTCGCGCACGGCCTCGACACGCTGGTCGAAGTCGGACAGGTCGTACCCGTCCGACGCCTGCCTGTGCATGAAGAACAGCGACGGCCGCTCGACCTGGCCGCGGTCGATCGCCTCGGCCTCCCGGTAATCGTCCTCGGCCTGGGACCCCTGTCCGGGCTGGCCGGCGGTGGTGGTCGACATCGACCACGGATCCTCGCGGGGGCGCTTCGGGAGGTTCGCGTTCATCGTCGCGATCGCCGACTTGTGATTGGGCAGGTACAGGCGGTGGGTCTCGTCGAACCCGTTGAACGTCGTCCTCGCGCCGTCTCGGGCGCTCGGCGCGCCGGCGATCGGCACCGCCTTACCGTCGGGGCGCTGGTCCATGCCGATGCGGATGATGCGCTCGAGCGAGACGTCGAAGTAGTCGGGGTGCTCCTCGCACATCACCATGAGCGCGCCGTACGCGAGCTCGGCCACCTGTTCTTGTGTCGCGGCGAGCAACGGGATGTAGGGGTCGCGCACACCCCGGCCCCACGCGAGGGTGCCGTCATCTTTGTACCCGTTGAACCTCACAGGTGCCTCGGGGTGGAGCTCGGCGAAGGCGATCCACGCCATGAGTTCGGTCTTGGCGCTGCCCTTGCGGACCGAGAGGTTCACACGCTGGAACCGACGACGGCCCTCGCGCGCGTGACCTCGCGGAAAGTGTTCGTACGCCCGCATGATGAACTCTTGCTGGTCGGCATTGAGCCGCGCCTGTTCACCCTTGAGCGAGCCCGGGCCGAACGTGCACCACTTCTGAATGAACCAGATAACCTGCTCGCCGAGGCTCGGCCAGGCGTTCCGCGCGATCTCAGCTTTGGAGATCGACGGGACGATGAGTTGCCCCATCGCGGCCTAGCCTGTGGCGGACGAGAGTCGAGGGTCCGGTCCCTGAGCGCGCTTCGGCCCGGACTCGTTGCGACGGGTCGACGTGCGCTCGGACGCCTGCTCGCCCTTCTCGATCTCCCACTGGAGGGACCGACGGGACATCGGGGTGAGCCCGAGCTCCTTGATCTGCTGCCGGATCTCGGCCGCGGCCATCGTGCGCTGCCCCGGCGAGGTGTCCTCGTCCCAGAACTGTTGCATGAGCCGCGCGGCGACGTACAGGTTGTGCACGTCCGAGCCGGGGTCCCACTCGGGGGCCATCGGGGACGCCCACGCCCCGGCCCACCACTCCTCGACGCGCGGGTGCCAGTCGACGCCGGCGGGCAGGTCGGGGATGACGGGGTCGGCGACCTGGGACAGGGTCGACCTCGTCGTGGTCTTGTTCGTCCGTCGGCGTAGACCCTCGGGCTTGCTGGCAACCATGTCGACCTCCTATGCGCTGATCTGTGATCCTACCCGCTTGGCCAGGGCCTCGATGCGGGTGATGCGGTGCTCGGACCAGGACTCGCGGCTGCCGTCGGCGTGCTCGACCACGACGACCGGGGTGGCGAGGTACCCCTCGGCCTTGAGCGCATCGAGCGCGGCCGGGTCCTCGTCGACCTTGAGCACCTCGTGGGCGATGCCGAGCTTCTCCAGGGATCGGATCGTCCCGCGGCACGGGATGCACCCGGCCTTGCTGTACACGGTCACGCGGGTGTCGATCGAGGGTGCGGGCATGGTGCCTCCAGTGATAGGCCCGGCCTGTTGGTCGGGCGGGATTGAAAGGTCCGGGCGACTTCCCCAGACCGTAGGGC